TTACTTTGAGGTAGATAAGCAAATTCCCATCTAATGTTATTTCATTTACTACCTTAATGAAACAACTATTTATTCTTACATGAAGTCCCTTAAGGGATGTGGCTTGTTGAAATGTAAAAAGGTGTAAAAAAATATAGTTATCAATTATATTTTTATAACTATATTTGATTTACATTAAATTACGAATTTTCTGCAATAATAGTATCCATATTTCTTTTTCTCATTTGGAAATTTAAACAATACATCAATAATGATGGATGTAATTCATTTACATATTTTTGAACAACTGTATTTGTAATAAATTGTTTTTTCTCTCTAAGTTCATCAATATAAAGCTTGTGAATATTAAATATATGAGTTCTATATTGTTCTGTAAATTCCATCAAAGGTTTTTCTTTCTTAATATAACAAGAAACATAATTTGAATATAATGTATTCGTAAAAAGATGTACTTGATCCCTGAAAGTAGAAAAATCCTTTTTATTTTCTGGATAGAATTTCAAAAATTCCTTTACTTTACCGTCCTTTCTGAGACATAAATATTGATATTGTAACTTAGGTTGGTTACCCCTTAAATTTCTAACTTGTTCATATACTGGATTTCTAATCTTCGTTCTTTCCCCAGTAATCTTATTATGAATAACTAAACCAACAATATCGTATGATGTATTCATTGATCCATATTTTTCAATTAATTCATCATATTTATCAAACTCATAAATTTGTGGAAACTTAACTGATGTTCCTAAATCATTTGTAAAATGATATTGATATTCGTGTGCATCAAAAAAATTTATTGTAACTTTATTATCGTTGTTATTAATTTTATAAACACCTACTAAATATAATTTAGGCTTTGAAAATGGTACAACAATTCTATTTTCTGGATGTTGAAGAACAAAACTATAACATAATTCTTTTTCTAGTTGATTAATATCCAAATTACATTCAGTAGCTGCTTCCATAAACATTTGTCTAAATGTTTTAGATTTGGGTGATTTAAAAAATGTACATGTAGCACCAACTGTATTGCGAGTTGAAATTTCCCAACTACCTGTAACGCCAATAGCCGGATCAAAGAAAACATTGATCATAGTTCCTTCAACAAATTCTTCAGCACGAATACCATTATCCTTTTCATTATATTTTTTTATGAAATCGTCAGCATGTATTGATTTTGGTGGCGCAAATCCAACAACTTGATTAACAGAATTCAAAATAACTGAACGACATAAACCATAACTAGGTATTAAATCATTACATAATAAATTTTTATCATATCTAATAACTTTATACAACGAATTATTACTTCGTGATTCAATCTTGTTTAATTTTAGAATATTTGAATTTACATTTGAATTAATTAATTCATTGAAACCATAAATATCTGTAAGATTGTAAACTGTATTCATAATGTCTTTTTATATAAATAATAAATTGTCTTTAAACTATATTTTTATTGATTTATACTTAAGTATAAAATATCTAATATAATTATAGAACGATGTCTTTAGAAACGAAAAGAGATAATAATATAGAATTAGAAATTCAATTAGGTGATGTTATTAAAATTACTAACCCAGTAAATGAAAATTTAGATGGACAAATATTTTTTATAGACTATATTGATAATTCTAAAGTATATTTAATAAATACTGACACATTAAATAGGATTAAAGTTAAAATACAAGATGATGGCACATTAGGTGATGGAAATATTACAGCAATTGAAATACTTAGAAGAGCAGATTCACCAAGTTACGCAAAACAAAATGGACTTTTTCCTGGAAAATGGATTAATATTCACTTTGGTGGTGATTTTCCAGTTATTATTACTGGAGAAATTACAAATTTAGAGGAAGATATGATTGAAATTAAAACAACTGATAACGATATGATATATATAAATTTTGATTATATAGGTATTCCTGAAGATTTACCAATAGATAATATTGAGATTAGAGAGAAACCTTCAACACCATTAAAACAAACTGAAGAAGTATTTGAAGAAAAAAACTATATGCCTGAACTTGAACAGGAGAAAAAAGTATTAGATGCAGATAAAATAGAATTTCTTGTACCAACAAAAGATGTTAAGGAACAATTAAGAGAAATAATTGTTCAAGCAGATAAAATTGTATTTGGTGATGAAGACTTGGGATATATTAAAGAGTTTGTTGATGTATCATCAAAATTTAAAAGATATAGCATCGAAGAACAAGTAAGTGATTTATTAGATGATATTTTATCTACTATTCCAAATTCACAACGAACACCAAAAGTATTAAATAATATCCATATCATGATAGAGAGATTTAAACAATTAAGAAATAAATTTTCATTATTTGATAATTATGGAAATGTTGAATCAATTCTTAAAAAAGAAGCAACATATAAACCTCTTAAAATTTGGTTACAAAATTTCAATAAAAATTTGTTTTGGATTTTACCTGTTGTAAAAAATATTAAAAAGGTTTACAATGTTGAAAATAATGTCGAAGAAAACAATGATGTTACTAATATAGATTTAGAAATTGAAATTAAAGATATAAATAAAATTATCGATAATTACCAAACAGAAGATTTGCCTGTAGAAAGTAATAAATATACTGGTTTTTACAGCGAATTATCCAAACATTTTATTCCTTTTAAATATATTAATGATGAAAATGCTAATGGAATTATTATTGAAAAAGAAATAAATGATGATTTAAATGTTGTAATAGATAATTTAGAAGATTTTTATTCATCTGTTTATAGCAATAATATGTTAAGAAATAGACGTTTTTTAATATCAAAATACAATATTGGACAAAGTAAATTAGATATTACAGATTCCACATCGGCTAGAATGACTACAGTAAGAGTTAAAATAACAAATAATGATATACTTTCTATTAAATCTATAATGACATTACCAGAACCAACTATTCGATTCTCAAAAATAAACTTACCTGGAACCGATATATTAACAAGAGCCAATTTAAATCAAATATTTTTGAATTATTGGGAATTATTGAAGAAAAAAACTAATGTTGCAAATGTTTTTGTTGATACATTTGATAGAGAATTGGAATTAAATGAAAATGAATTCGTAAATGGTATTAGAAATTACATTATGAATGTACCAGAAGATGAAATAAAAGGTTTTGATAAAAAAGAAATATATTCAAAATATGTTAATTCTGTTGTACCTAAAACAAAAATTATATTTAATTTGATGAAAAAATACATTAATGGTAAATTATCTATTATTGATATTATTGGTTATTTAGAACCTTTTTTAATTTACACAGATGATTTAACATTTAAACAATATGAAGAAATTGTACATTTTATAGATGTTAAAATTTCAGATTATAATAAAAACATGATAGAACTATCAAAAATATTCAAAATGTTATCAAATATAAAACAAATGCCTATTATTAAAACAAAAGCTTTCAGTGTTATTTCAGTTATTAATTCTAAATTAATAGATGATGTTTTTGATACAGGTTATCAATTGCAAAATCCAGAAGAAACTTTTACAAACTCAGAAATTTTACGTAAGTTAATAATAAAAGATTATACAAGATTATACACAACAACAATTGCTTATGATAATATTAATTTAATGTTTCCAAAAGAGGTAAGTGATATATTTGAAATTGAAAAAAAAAATAATGATGATAAATTAAAAACTGAAGATGAAAATGATAAATGTGAAACAATTGTAATTGCAAAAATGTATACGTCATTAGACCAATTACAAAATGATAATGATATACTTATTTATTTTGATAAAAAATATGATAAAACAAACTATGGAGTAATGGAAGAGGATAGTAAAAAGGGAGGATATGCTGAACAAGTAATAAATTTAACACCAGAAAATCTTAAAGTTCATATTATACGCGATCAAATGAAAAAAAATAATTTAAATGAGAATGATGCTACTTATATAGCCGAAACATTGATTGATGGTAATAAAAAAGTAATAGATGGTCAATATGCTATTTTTTATAAAGGGTATTCTGAGAATATAGCGGATGAATCTGATTATTATATTAGACAAAATAACAAGTGGGTTCTTGACAAAACAATGTCTAAAAATTTTGGAACAACTGATGAGCCATCTATAATATGTAATTTACAAGAAAAATGTATTAGTGTACCTAAACCAACCAACGATAAATGCGAAAGTATGAAAACAAGTGAGCTATCTCTACAAAATGCACTTCTAACTGATATTATAAGTGAGTTTGATACAAAATATAAACTTTCTAAAGAACAATTTGAAAAAGAAATTAAAGAACAATTTGAATACTTTATGTCTATAATGCCAGTAATATCAAAAATAGAAACAAATTTCCTATTAAAATATAACAATCAAAGATATAGATTAGGTGTAGAAATAGGAGATGACTTTAAAGGAGTCGTAGTTTCTCCTTTCTCTCAAATTCTTGATATTATTTTAAGTCAAAAAGATATGGTTAAAAAACAAACTGACATTATAAAGTTTGTTGATAAATTTACAAGACCTGGATTAATTGCAAATTCATCTATAAATGAAACACAACATTGGTTATATTGTATTAAAACAGGAGTTCCTTTATTACCTATTTTCAAAAAAGAATTAGCATCGGCTTTTATGAAATCTCCTTATCAATATCAATATACATTAGAAATGTTAAAATCAACGATTGGTCAACTTAGTGATGATGGTGATTGGTGGACTGATAAATATACTGGATGGCCAATTTGTCCAGGTGATTTTGATTATGAAGAAGGTTTCGATGAAGGTGGATTTAAGATTTCATCAAGAGCTATAATAGAAGAAGATGTAGGTAATAAAATTATGGCAGCAACTACTGAACAAAAAATCCAATATATAACGCCTGAAACTATTATGATAAATAATGTTATAAATGCTTTATCTGTAGCAATGGGTATAAATATAGAATTTCAAAAAGAATTTATAATTAATTCAGTAATTGATACTTTAAAAAATACAGTAGAAAGTGAAAGTGACTATAAAGAAAAGATTAAAATAGCAAAAAAACAAATGGCTTCATATAAAGATTTCTTCAATACTTCTCTATTATATTATACACTTGGTATGTTCTTAATAGCAATACAAACCTCAATACCATCTGTTAAAACACGTAAAACTCATCCTGGTTGTGTTCGTTCTTTTTTAGGTTATCCTTTTGAAGGAACTGGTGATTTTAGTAGTTTAACTTATTTATCATGTGTTACATATGATATTAGAGGACCTGGTGAACCTTGGAATGTATTAGTAAAAACTAATGTTGAAAAAATACAGACTAGAATAAAAGCATTTATTGACACATATCTTATTCAATTACCTAATGTTCAAAGAAAGTTTGTCGAAAAAACTGAATATTTATTAAATAATCCAAATAATGAAATACCAAAAGAACATGATATAACAAATTGGAGTAATTTTCTACCACCATTAGTTCCATTCAAAATAAAACATCTAGTCAACATATCAGAAGAATTTAAGAAAAGTCTTGTAAATGACTTGAAAAATGGTTTAGAAAAACAGAGAGAAAAAATATTAGTAGTTGAATCAAAAATTATCCAATTCTCTCTAGCTATTCAGGAAAAAATACAAGATATTATAAAAAATAGTAAGGTTTTATTACACACTTCTAATAATGAACCATATCTTGAAAATGCTTGTTGTGATAGTAAAGAAGAACAGACAGTAATTGATTATTTTACAAATTTAAGCCCTGATATTATACAATTTAATAATATCGTTAAAAAACTTACTAATATGTTAGATGATATAAGAACAAATACAGAATCCGTCATTTTTTATAGTAATATAAATACTAAAAATGTTTATCCATCAGTATCTACTAAATTTGATGAGAAAACTATCTATATTGCATTCATATTCTATTGTAAATTTAAATCATTGTTACCTATACCTGGAGATCTACTTCCTATTTGTACAGATAAACCTGATTCATCATTGATTAATCCAACAGATACAATTGATAAAATAATACAAAAGTTAAAAGATGATGGAAGAAATTATACAAATGATCAGTTCTTAAGACTTATTCAACTTATTAGTAGAGAGAATATGATAAATATAGATTTAGATAATCCTGTTATTTCATCAGTTGCCAAATTATCCAAATTATTAGCAGCTATATATGATGAAAATAATGAAGATGAGATAATTGAACAATCTTTGAGAAACTTAATTACAAACGCTATAGACACATTTGATATTGCTAGAGAAGAATATTCAATAGAAGTAAAAAAATTAAATGATTTTTTAATTAGATCAAACGAAGAAATGACAAATGAGATAATAGATTATGTAAAGTTAAATACTAGCTCAAATACAACACGTAGTTCTTTAAAATCATTTGTAAAAACAATTGAAAATTTGTCACGATGGGTAAATGATGATTCTACTAGAAATGAACAAAATAAAATATCTAATGAGCAAATGTATAATGTTAATAATTTCTATAAAAATTACATAAATAATTTTATAAATGTATTTCCAAATATAATCTTGAATAAAGTAAATTATGATAATACAAATATACCTTCTTATTATGGATTCTCTAAAAATCATTCAAATAAACTTAAAAAATATATTTCATCTTATTTTGAAAAACTTAAACCGTTCTTTGGAATTCCATCTATAACAAAATTATTAATTACTATACAAAAAAATGGCAAAAATATTTTAAAATTAGCAGAGTGTACACCAGGTTTTTCAAGCATTAAGAATGACCAAAAAATTCTTAGAGGAATTATTGATGAGAGAACTAGTAGATTTTTATTTGAATATTATTTATTAAGAATTTTGATATCTTATATTGATTTGGCTGATGATAAAAACATTATTGTAACTGAAGTAAGAAAAGATTTAGAAGTTACTGATATATTTTCTGTTGATTATATCGAAGAAACTGAAACAAGAATTGATTTGTCTCTTACTTCTCGTAATGTAAAAGATATTACACTCCATACAGGCAATCAAAAAGAATTAAAACAAAAAAATGCTGATTTACTTATTGCTTTTATGAGTATATTTAGCGATGAAAAAGATTTGATTAATGTCTCATATGAAGAAATACAAGATAGAGTTTTTAAATTAAAAGAAAAAGAAAAAGACATGGTTACTGATAGATTAAAAGCTATGACTGATGAACAAAGAGAAACTGATACTATTCTTAAAATTACGAAACAAGGAATATATAGTAAAGGATTACAAAAAGGCTTAACCATGTATGATAAAGATTTCTATGAAGACGAACAGAATTTAAGAGAAGAAATGGAAAAAGCAGAGAGAAAGATTAGAAAAAAGAATAAAGATGTCACTGATGAAAATATCAATTTATTTGTTGATGAATATTTAGAACAAAGAGCTATTGATAGAGATATAGATCAAGACGCATATGATATTAGTGGTTTAGGTGAAACGTATTTTGATGGAGGTTTTGATGGTGTTGGAGCACCTGAAGAAGAGTATGAAGATTATGAACAAGAATATTAACTTTTTAGTTTTAGAAATATATAATTAAAAAATAGTATATAATTATATATTAAAATGAATAAAGCATATATTAGAGAAAATATAACATTGATAGCAGTCGTATTGTTTGTTTTTATTTTTGGATTAATTCAAATAATGAAACCATCTTGTTTTTATAATAACGATGGAAGTATTCGTGAATTTGGCATTGGTTATAAAAACAAAACTATTTTACCCATTTGGTTATTATCATTAATTCTAGGAATCTTGTGTTACTTAACTGTATTTTATTGCATTAATAATCCTAAAATTTTTTAATCTTTCTTCATTTACTCAGTCATCCAACATTTGTTTATATACAGTTTACACCTTTTTACATTTCAAACGCCGATTTTTACAGCATTAAAAAAAATAAAAAAAATGTAAAATCAATTTTGATGGTGTTACTTTTTATTCAATTTTATTTAAAAATATAAAAATCGGCGTTTTCCTAACGTGTGAAATGTCCAAAGGTGTAAATCTATATAAAATATTATATATTCTAAGTAGTAATAGTATATGTCGTTGAAGCATTTTCTTTTTGTTGCTGTGCAGCCTCTTCTTCTTGTAAAAATTTTTGATAATTATCAGCCATTGTTTTTGGATTAGTTACACAACCACGATTTGTTATTTTTAATTGAACAATTGATGTAAGTAATAATCCAGTGTAAATGTACCACAATGCCTCTCCTACATTATCTCGTGTTACAACAATTTCGAATAAATCTTGTTTCATTTTATCCATAGCTTCTCCTCCACTTTTATATGTGTCTTTCATTAATGGTGTAAGGATTTGCCAATAATCTTCGAAGTTGTTTGGAACAATTTGATTAATTATAACTGAAGTGTTTCCACATATTTTTATTATCGCATCTGCAGCAGATTCAAGTGCTTTTTTCTTTTCAGGAGTCATACTCGGGTCAACTGACATTTTATCTTCGATATCTCGATTGATTAATAATTCTGTTAATAGTTTATTTGCAGTTGAGGATACATAAAAGTAACCAACAACATCAGCAAATGCACTTTTAAATCCAGGATAAACTGTCAAAATAATTACTAAAACGCCAAATATTAATGTCCAGGGTAGAAATGTTAACACACCTGCTGCTCCCATATTTTCAGTTATATTTCCTCCACAAGTACTTGTTATAATAGATGAATTAACTATAAATTGTATAACTATTATAAGTAATACATATATAGCTAAATACATATAATGATCACTAATGTACGCTTTATATTTTTCTTTATCTTTATAAGATGAATAAGGTAAAGACGGTTTTAAAGCCAAATAATAAAAAATTGTTGTTAATAAAAATGTTACAATATTTAAGTATGAATTTGCCATATAGATAATATGTATAATTTAATTTATAATTTTAACAATATTTATTATGAATTTTGATGAAACTTCTAATCAAGGATGGGCTTTGCCTAAACCGACATTAACTGAACCTGGAGTTAAATATTTTTTAAATCATGCTTTAAAGCAATCTCATATAATAAGAGAAAAATTTCATAATATTATTTTTAATGTAGGTATGTTTATCCTTTTTCTCATTATTTTAGGAGGTATACTTTTATATAAATATAAAGGAAAGTTGAGTCCTGTAGAAATTGCTCAAAAAAATAGAGAAAAACAACAATATATATTAGATAAAATAAAAACTTTTCAAATAGCTAAACAAAAAGCGCACCAAGAGTTAATAACAGGTTTGCCTAGATGGGAAAATGAGTATAATATTTTACGACCTGGTTTTTAAACGGAAAATAAATTGTTATATATAATATATAATGTCACAGGAAGAAATACCAAGTATTAATGATGCATTAAACGAATATTTTAAATTTAAAAATCAATTTGAAACTCAAAATAATGTTTACAAAAAAAAAATTATGAACAATCTAACTTTAAGTAAAAGAGAAAAAAGAGCAGAGTTTCTTAAGATAATGCCTAAGTGTGTAAATTGTAAAAGACCATCAAAAAAGGGGACTATATTTTCAATAATATATCATTCTGCAGATGATAAAATTCCTGATTATAGAACATTTAAAGTATTATGTGGAAATTTAGCGGATCCTTGTAATTTACATATTGAATTTAATATTGGAAATCGTGAACAAATAGATGAAATGATCACTTCTATTAGAAAAGAAATAAAAGAAATTAAAAATAAAATTATTGATGATAAAAATAAATTATTATTTGGTTTGATAACAACCGAAACTGCTTTAGAAAATTTTGAAAATAATAAAAATTATATCACGGATTTAACATCTATTTATGAAAATTATTTAGAATTATGGAATAAAGAAATAGATGATCCTCAAAAAAAGATTGAATTAGACGAATGTCTTGTTCAATTTTATCAAAATGTAAATTCTATTAAAGAATGTATAGCAAAAATGAATGAATTAAATGATTCACAATTTGCAGTTGATGCTGTTAATATATATCATAATGTTTTAGAACCTCTACTTAAAAAAATTAGACAACTTAAATACAAAGAAAATGCTGTATATAATAATGATAATACTTGTAATCTAGTTCAAAAAAAATATAAACTTGATGATATTTTAGTTTCTTCATATACTGACAAAATAATTGCACATGATGTAGGTGTTAAAGTAAAAAAATCAAAACCTAAATTTGTAATTGAAACAGACAGTGAAGAAGAACAACCTAAAGAAATAACAATTAAAATAAAAGAACCTATTCCTGCAGGCGAAATTCCTATTGACGAACCTATTATTGGAGAAGGTATAGATGGTATTACTTGGAATATTCCTGAGTATCAAAAATTATGGGATAAGTTACCACCTAAATTAAAAACTGAATTTAAATTGAATATTGAATGGATGAAAGATTTTATGCATAAATGTGTAAATGAACGTGGGAAAAAATATGGTCAAGGTTGTAGATTAACTACGCCAGCAAATCTAATCATTCCACCAAAACAATTACAAAATGGTAAATACGATTTTGGTGTATCTATTTATAATAAAGCATTTAACTCACAACCTCAAACATTGCAGAAAACATATTTAACTTTCTATAGGGAAGTTCCAACGACAAAAGAGAAGAATTACAAAATGTTAGAAGATGCTATGAATAGTTTAGTAGAAAAAGAAGTGGACTTTGGTAGAGGTTTTTTCTAACGTAATTATATATGATATTAAATTATATCTCATTGCCTATATTTTTAATAAGTTTTTCAATTGGATTATTTTTAATTTATATATTGGGTCCTGAAATGAAGACAATATATATTTATCCAAGTCCTGAAACTGTTGATAAAATATTGTTTAAAGATAAAGCTGATAACTGTTTTTATTTTGAAGAAGAGGTTGTCGAATGTCCAAAAGATGAGAATCTAATATCTAAAATACCTATACAAGCTTAAAATATTTATAATATTATAATATAAATGGGTGTAAATCTTGGAAAATTTGTTCATACTGAAACAGGAAAATTTATTATGTCTGTTTTACTTGGATTTGGTTTAGCATCTTTGTTTAGAACTATTTGTAAAGAAAATAATTGTCTTATTTTTCATGCTCCACCTTTAGATGAAATTAAGGATAAAATTTATAAAACAAATAATAACAAATGTGTAAAATATAATCCAATTGCTACAAAATGTTCATTGAATGCAAAAACTGTAACATTTTAATAATTTAATTATTTGCGTAATTATTATTATTAATCAATGCTTTATAATAATATGAGTGAAGCGACTAATATTTTAGATTTACCAACTGATCCTATTGGAGGTGGAGCTATTAGTAATAATATTACTATATCTGCTCAAGAAATGAATAAACCCCAATCAAACTCTAGTATGTCACTTGATCAAAGTACTATTAATCAAATTGTAAGTGGTTTACAACGAGCTAGTATTTCTGGATCCACACAACTTCCATCACGAGATATTCCTATGAATACTAGTGGTATTAGTGTTGATCCACAAGTAGTTCCTAATTATGTCCCACAACCGCCTTCAAATCAAGATTATATTAAAAATTATGAAGATACTGGAGATATTGTAAATAATTATAATAGAAGTAAACAAATGAATGATTCATTAGATGATGTTTATAATGAAATTCAAACACCATTATTATTGTCAGTATTATATTTCTTATTTCAACTTCCATTTTTTAAAAAAATTCTATTTACTTATATTCCATTCTTATTTTCAAATGATGGAAACTTTAATTTAAATGGATATTTGTTTACTAGTGTTTTATTTGGTGTATTATTTCATTTATTAATGAAAATTACTGCATATTTTGGCACATTTTAGTAAAAAAATTATATTTATTTGGTTGTCGAAGAAGTGAAAGACGAAATATGTAAATCTTGTCTTGCATGTCAGCATTCTGGATTTATTCAGGAATTTGCGTGTCTTGTTCTAAATACGATTTTTTGTTTTCGCAACTCACATAGTTAGAACTAACCAATAGACGAAATACCTTTTTGTTTTTACTCGTTTTAATTGTTGATATATATATATTTTTATAGTCTTAAATATATTGGTATTTCTTTTATAATATTTTTATTTTTAAATATAATAATTTTTATAATACTTAAAAATAATCAATAATATTATATAATAGAAATGGGAATTTATAGTAATGGAAGTATTTTTGGAATACAAATATATAATTTTAAAGATGATGATATTAGTAATATATTATTTGAAGAGAAATATGATGAAGTTATGAGTTACATTCAAATGAGGGAAGCATATTTATTCTACAATAACTTAAATGATAAAAATAAAATTTGTTTTAAAATTTATACAGAATGTAGTAGCACATTAAGTTATAATAAAGATAATTTTATGATGTGGCAACCATTGTCTTTAGATACATTTTTAGAAAAATTCGACGTTTGAAATGTAAAAAGGTGTATAACCTTTTCAATATTTTTCTTTAATTCATCATAAGTCATTCCGCTTAAGAAAGTAATATAATAATTCCGCCTTTAAGTCGTTTTTTAATTATATAGAGAATTGATATAAATATAAAATAATATAAAGATAAATGGAGAGACGTCTCAATAAAAAACTTGAAACTTATATTACTACATTTAAGGATAATATTCGAGAGAAAGCTATACAAATGGGTTTAAATACTGATGTCAAATCTACACAACTTTTACGATATATTTATGACTATGATAGATTGTCATTTAGTAAAGAAGATTTTCAGAAAAGAAAACGCGTAAAAAATTTTGTTCCAATTTATGACAGATGTTGTGCTAAGAGAGCAAGTAACGAACAATGTACCAGACGTAGAAAAGATGGCAGTGAATTTTGTGGAACTCATATGAAAGGCACACCACATGGTATCGTTGATGAAAATCCTACTGATTCTAAAATTAATACTCAAAAAGTAGAAGTTTGGGCACAGGATATTCAAGGTATTGTTTATTACATTGATAAATCAAATAATGTATATGATACAACTGATATTATTAAAAATCAACTCAATCCTAAAATAATCGCAAAATACCTCAAAAAGGGTGACACATTTAGCATTCCTGAATTTAATATTTAAAATTAATAAAATTATATAAATTTGAATGTTCAAAACACTCAACATTTATCATTTCCAATTATTTAATAGTTCATCATCTAAATTATTTATTAAATAATTTGGATGATATTTTTTAATTATTTTGGGTTCTCTTATTTTTTTCCATAACCATTTTCTGAATCGTTTCTTAAATTTTTAAGAATAATATAAATGACGAAAATTATTTAATATTTGTATCACTAGCTCTATTATTGCTAGTCGGTGATGATATAAATAATAAGATTCAACATTAATATATAATATTAGACATTTTTTTCGTTATTTCCTACAAAATGATTTAAATGTAATTATATGATTGAAAATTATGTAAATAAATTTATTGAAAACTTACCAGAGGATTCAAAAAAATATAAAGAAATTGATTTAGTATTAGATGGTGGAGCGTTTAATGGAAGTTATTTAGTGGGCGCTTTATATTTTTTGAAAGAAATGGAAAAAAGAAAATTTTTAAAAATAGATAGAATATCAGGTTGTAGTATAGGATCATTAGTTGCCTTTTTGTATTATATTGATGCTCTTCATTTAATGAGTGACTTATATGGAGTAATAAATAAAGAGTTTAAAAATAATTATAATTTAAGTGTAATTAAAAAACTAAAATTATATTTAAAAGATTATATACCAAAAGAGATTTGTTCAAAAGTAAATAATAAATTATTTATTTGTTATAATGATATAAAGAAACAAAAAAAAATAGTTAAATCAAAATACAATAATGTTGATGATATATGTGAAACAATTATAAGATCATGTTATGTTCCATTTTTAATAGATAATAAAATAGTTTATAAAAAAAAATATATTGATGGAATAAATGCATTTATTTTTAATAAAGAACCAAATAAAAAAATACTGCATATGGAATTATTTAGTTATGATAAAATTATGTATGCAATTAACATAAAAAATGAAAAAAGTAATTTTCATAGAATTTTATTAGGTTTATTAGATATACATAGTTTTTTTATTAAACAAAATAGCACAACAATGTGTAGTTTTGTAGATGAATGGACAACTATTAATATCTGTAAGTATAAATTAAAAAATTTACTTGAAAATATTATAATTTATATAATTTATTTTATAGTATATATAAAAAAATATTTACCAGAAAATATTAAGAGTAATTTAATTGTTAAGTTAGCTTCCAAAATTTTGTTTGACATATTTACTATTACTTTAGAGACATATTGTTTATGAGTTTAAATTAACAATTATTTGTAAGATATCAATATAATAATATGGATTCTATTGATATTACTGATTCAGCATTTTCCTTAGATATGCCTGACATGAATAACGTTATTCAATTTGATTCTACTACAGATTTTTTACGTGGAACCAAATTACCCTTTGATAACAATATATTTATATATATTGGAATATTAGTTTTAGTTTCTCTAATTGGGTTTTTTGTTTATAATTATTATCAAAATAAAAAAAATAAACAAAATGTAAGTTTTGAAGATTGTCCTGGAGGTTTTTGTACAACAAATCAACTATCTAATAGAATTATTTAATACAATCCTTTTTTATTCTTTCTACTTTTTGAACCATAAATATTTAAGAAATTATTCTTCTTTGTTTTATTTTTATTTTTCCTTTTATATTTTTCCAAATTAATTATTTTATCGGTTTTTATATCATCTGGTTTATAATTTAGAAACCATTCTTCGAACTGTTTTTTATCGTTACCCTCCTTAAATTCTTTATATTTTGCTGCTTTTTCTGCTTTCATTTCTTCAATAGATTCTTGATGTCCGTAACATGTAATACTGAAACGTTTTAATAAACCTTTTTGTGCTAATCTATTTTTTTGTTGAACATCAAAAAGAAATTTTGACATACAGAGTATTCTATCTATAAATTGATTGTAATAAGGTCTATTTGCGTATAAAAAAGCTAGGTATAAACTTAACATTGTATCAATTGTTGCAACTTTTACTTTTTTTCCATTCATCATTAAAATATTATAACTATGGCATCCTATCGGTTTGTATATAAATAGAATAGAATCTTTACCAACCTTTATTTCATAATGTTCTGGAACGATTTCACCAACATTTTTTTGTTTTATGATTTTAACATTTTTAATACCATTGTCATGAAGTCTTTCTGTTACAATTTCAGCAGTTTTTTCTGGATTATTTGATAAAACATCAAAATCTGCAACATTTTTTAACTTTTTTTGTAAATTTTTTGGCATATATTTTGAATAAAGGTTGTTCGCAAAACCACCAAAAAATACAACTCCTTGATTTATTAAAGAACTTTTTAAAGTTTCATAAATTTTATCTTCATCCTCTCTATTTTCCATTTCTCTTTGAAAATCTACATCATTACAATTAATATTAGATATTGGATAATTTTTATTTAATAATAAAAGTCTTTTTAATACTTTTTCCCATCTACTAATGTCTCCAGCTGGTCTAGATAATTCTAAATACATTGACATTCTTAAAAAATTTGGTGGAGCATATAATATTCCAGAAACACTTATAGCATCTTTCTTTAAAACACTAAATATATCTTTTGGTAAATAAGTAATATCTGCAACTGCCATATAATTTACGAAAACTTTGTAAGTGCCATGATGTTGACCTGATTTTGCTTCTACATCTATAAAGCCTTTTTTATAATAAATGTCTGCTAATTCTTTTGAGTCACGTAATGCGTTTTGAGAGAAAAAATCGTAATCAGGAATTTCAACATCTTTGTTGTAAAATCTATCTTCTTCTGGTAGAATATTGTTAATTGCTGTTCCTCCGTAACAAATAAGTTTTTTACGTTTTATAAATGTTTCAACAATGTCTATAATTTTTTGAACATCATCAGTATTTACAATACGTCTACCCATTTTTTCTTCTGCTTTATCTACTGCCATTCGCAAGATTGTCAACTCACAATCTGCAAATGATAAGTCTTTACATATATTTTTTTCTTTGGTCATTATTATATTATTCTAATAAAATAAAATTGAATAATATAATAATATTATATTTTTATAATAATATAATTTATTATTATGGAATTAGAATTGTTAAAAATAAAAGAAAATTTTCTTCAAAAAAGAATTAAACGAGAATTAGAAATTTTAATAAATTTGAATATATGTGAAGAAAATAATATTAAAATTGAATGTCAAAATATTAGACAAAATAGTAAGATTGTATACTATAATTGTGAATTTTATAATTTAAAAGATAATAACTATTATAAAATAATAATATCTAATAATTATCCATTTAATCCACCTAAATTATATGTAAATGGTAAATCTATTTTATTTTATCATAATATAATAAATTTTCAATTTAATAAATCACTTAAAAAATATATAGGAATTAATTGTTTTTGTTGTGAATCAATATTATGTGATAATAATTGGAGTCCTTCATTAACATTTAAATCTATCTTAGATGAATTAAATATATACAAAGATGTACGAAATGAAATACTGATACGTATTATTTTAGATGTTATCAAACGAAAATACTTAATATATGATATTAATATTGTTGAGTGGTTGTATTAAATATTAAATGTTTCTTCAATAGATGACTAAATCATTTTCTAATTGTTTACATAATTATTCACTTTTATCAGTTTTTATTTTTTGAAATGTTTTCAATTGATATTTATATAATTTTAATTAAAAAATTTAAAAACACCACGAAATATCTCTTTATTATTATTATAATTTTCAGTTGTCATATAAATACTTGATAATGATAATAATCTTTCGTCTTCATTCATTTTTTGTAAACTTTTAATTTGCCAAGAAGGTAATGGTTTTTCTTTTAACATTTTATCAAAAAATTCTCTCATATTGTCTAATAATATCCTTTCATCATCAATTTCATTATTTTCTTGTTTATCTTCTTTTTTTTTAACTTCTTGTTCTCGTAATTTCATTAATTTAATATTCTCACAAATTTTTAAGTTAGTTGGCGTTACATTTTCCCATTTTCCATTTCTAAAAATCATAGCAGTCCAAGGTTTGTTCATCATAAAAGAATCTTCATAATAATTATCAAAAAAATTATTAATGTCTTGTAAACTTAATTCATTATATAGAGTTCGTTCTAGAATAAAAGTAGAAATTTGGTCTAAAAAGTATTTTTTCATTTCTTCTTCATTAATAGCGCCATAATAATGATCTACTGATGGTCTTTTATAACATGGATGTGCTTCTGCAATAACGTAAGGAATCATAATATATTAAATATTTGCAATATATTTAATATATTTTTAAAAATTAAAACTATAATAATCGGTAGCTACATTTCTCGTTGCATAAGAATAATTAGGATTTTGAGGATTTGGTGCTGGAACAGTAACAGGTGCATATCTTAGTGGTTGTGGTTTTAGTACAAATGCATATCCACCTTCATCAAAAAATAAAGCATTTTCCATAAGGTAATTGTCTACATATTGATATCTCATTGCAACCATTTGACATCCACTTGCTCTACATATCATTCCACTAGGGTTAGCTGGATTTGTTCCTCCATCAGGTAAAACAATTGTCATACCAGTTCTATTATATTCAGTTAATTCATTTATATCAGGATTATTTTTAACATTGTAATATGTATATAATCGTGTGAATACAGAATTACTTGTTAAATTTACATATTCAACTAAATTTGAATTTTCTAAAAATGCTGTATTAGTTCTATCAATAATTAATATTATCTTATTTTGAAGTGATAATAATGGAACATTTCCTAAATTAATACCATCGCTTTCAAAACTATATTCTGGTCCTAACATATAATTATTATATGAAGCAAAATTGTTAGCCAAATTAGTGTACATGTCTTGGTTATTACTCATGCATCTTAAATGTATTAATAAAGGATCTGTTGGATTTGGACATGTTCCACTAGCAAAAGCATAACTAACTATTGTATCCATGACAGTTCCAAAATCAACATTATTAAATGTCTCTTTAACAAAATAATTATCTATTGTGCTGGTAGCTACAACTGGTTTGTTATTGATTGAATAAATTTCAAAATCTAAGCACCTTACACCTTGCTTTATAACTGCTTTTAAATTACATATATCAACAAAATCGTTTTTATATGATCCTCCTGAGCAAGCATTATAAGCAGTTTTAATATAATAATCAAATAAATTACCACTGCAATCTGGATCACCTGAAGTTATTGGTCTCAAATTTCCATCAATACTTGGATACAAATCATTCATATAACTGCATTCATTATTTTTTAGTCTACTTAAATAAATCATATAAGCTATAAAAATGATCAAAATTATAAAAATAAATGCCATTATCATATATGATTGAAAATTTTCATCCATTTTTCTTATAGCGCTTAAATAATCGGTTGGTGAATTAGAAGACATATTAATATATTATATTATTTTTAAATTTTAGAAATACTATAAAATATATTATGATGAAATTAAGAATTAAAAAATAAGTATACTATATACTTAACATGGCAGGCGGATTGATGCAACTTGTTAGTCAAGGGAATGCGAATTTAATATTAAATGGTAATCCTCAAAAAACATTTTTTAAATGTACATATAAAAAATACACCAATTATGGTAAGCAGAATTTTCGAATAGATTACGAAGGCACACCACAACTTAATTTAACAGGAGAAAGCACATTCACCTTTAAAATACGTAGATATAGTGATTTACTTATGGACTGCTATATTTGCATCACTTTACCAAATATATGGTCACCAATAATTCCACCACATCCTTATACCAATCCTGATGGAACAATTGGTTACACTATTTGGGCTCCATATGAATTTCAATGGATAAAAAATTTAGGAGCACAAATAATAAGCCGAATTACAATTAATTGTGGTAATCAACAATTACAACAATATTCAGGACAATATATATTCGCATCAGCACAGAGAGATTTTAGCGGTCAAAAATTATCACTTTTTAATGAAATGATTGGTAATGTTCCAGAATTAAATGATCCTGCTAATTCAGGCGCTCGTGTAAACGCATATCCTAATGCATATTATACAACAAGTCCAGCAGGAGCTCAACCATCTATAATGGGGCGTACTTTATGGATACCTCTTGGTTCATGGTTTAATCTTCTCTCAACACAAGCTTTTCCATTAGTTGCTCTTCAATATAATGAATTGTCAATCAATGTTTCGTTTAGACCTATTAATGAATGGTTTACTATTCGTGATGTAATGGACTATAATAATAATTTTCCAGTAGTAGCGCCTAATTTTAATCAATATTATATGCAATTATATAGATTTTTACAAACTCCACCTGACGAAGAATTAGGAATAAATTCTTATATAGATACTAGAACTAATTGGTTTGCTGACATTAATTTGAATTGTACATATTGTTTCCTATCTGATGATGAGTCTACTATATTTGCAAAGAATGAACAAAAATATTTATTTAAACAAGTTTATGAAAAAACTTTTTTTAATGTTACTGGTCAAAATAAAGTTGATCTTGATTCACTTGGTATGGTAATAAGCTGGATGTTTTATTTTCAACGAAGTGATGTAAATT